GATGAGAATTAATGTTGAATTAAAGCTATTAAGCGATGCCGCTCAAATACCTACTTATGCCCACGAAGGGGATAGTGGGTTTGATTTGGTGGCTAATAATGATGGCGACATAGTGCTGACTAAGGGGAATAGACTTTGCGTTCCTACGGGGCTTGCAGTGGCCGTGCCTGTTGGTTATGAATTGCAGGTTAGGTCGCGTTCAGGATTGGCGTTGAAAAACGGTATCGCCGTGCTTAATAGTCCTGGCACAGTTGATGCCGGATATAGAGGCGAAGTGGGCGTGATTCTAATCAATCATGGCGATGACGATTTTGTGATCAAAAACGGTATGAAGATTGCTCAAGGCGTTATTGCACCCATCATGCGAGCTGAATTTATTGTGGTGTCAGAATTATCAGATACTAGCCGTGGTGACGGTGGCTATGGTTCAACTGGCGTTTAAATTCTTTTTTATTCCATTGGCGCTGGTGGCAATCATTGCCATCGGCGTTTTAAATTTTATTATTGAGGCTTGGCGAAATGGCAAGAGATGATACAAAAGCCGAACTTGATGAAGTTTGGCTAGATAAAGCGCTAGGACGCAGGGCATCAATGGCTGAAATTGATGAGTTTGTTGAGCGCGTGGCAATATTAGTTTGTGATGCAGGTATAGACGAAGCAAGAGCAAGAACGATGGCTTTGGAGATGATAAAATGAGCGGTGATAAATTTGATGATGGAAAGCTAAACTACGCTCTAATGCCTTGGAAACCAGTCGATGAAGTTGTTAGAGTATTGATGTTTGGCGCAAAGAAGTATGGCGCTGACAATTGGAAACAAGTCACTGATGCGCGCAGACGTTACTTATCAGCCGCATATCGGCATATCAACGCTTATGCGGAAGGCGAAATAAACGATAACGAATCAGGTTTTAAACATCTTGCACATGCCATGTGCTGTTTAATCTTTATTTTGTGGTTTGATTTGAATGATAAAGCCAAGACTAACTAAGCATCACGGCTACTGGTATTGCGTAGGCAATAAAAGTTGCGGCTTAGGCGTTACACCTAAAGCCGCTTATAATAATTGGGTGAGAAATGCTATTTTTCAGTTGCAGGTTTTAGAATGTAATAATAAATCTTTGGGTAATGCCCAATGCTAAATTAACAGGAGTTAACATAATATGGCTTTTGAAGCGGGAGTGCCTAGACCGGAAAACTCAGGCAGAAAAAAAGGCTCAATTAATAAAGCAACGGCTGAAATCAAAGCAATGATTGAAACTGCTTTGACAGAAGCTGGCGGAAAAGATTATTTTGTAAGGCAAGCGGAAGAAAACCCAGTGGCGTTTATGGGGTTAATTGCAAAAATACTGCCAAAACAAATTGACGCCACAGTTACTGGTGATGTTGTTATTAAAGAAATCAAACGGGTGATTATTGACAACGCTGACGATACAGACTCCGAGAGTATTTAAGCCGCTATTAAAGCCTTCGCGATACAAAGGCGCGCATGGAGGGCGTGGCTCTGGCAAGTCACATTTTTTTGCTGAGTTATTGGTTGAACGGTGTCTTATAAAGACAACACACGTTGTTTGCGTCCGTGAAATTCAAAAGTCGCTTAACCAGTCTGTCAAAAAGCTAATAGAGTCTAAGATTGAGGCTTTGGGTGTTGGTCATTTGTTTGAAGTGCAAGAAGCACAGATTAAAGGCCGCAATGGATCTTTGATTATCTTTCAAGGTATGCAAAATCACACCGCTGACTCAATTAAGTCGCTCGAAGGTTATGACATAGCGTGGTGTGAAGAATCACAAAGCATTAGTCAACGCTCTTTGGATTTATTGCGTCCTACAATCAGGAAAGAAAAATCTGAGTTGTGGTTCTCATGGAATCCTAGCCAAGCCACTGACCCAATTGACTTGCTGTTGCGTGGTGATAACGTGCCACCGGATTCTGTTGTTGTGCAAGCTAACTATCTTGATAATCCGTTTTTGCCTGATGTATTGCACCAAGAAATGGAGTTTGATAAACAGCGCGACCATGACAAATATCTTCATGTCTGGCTTGGTGAATATAACAATAAGTCCGAAGCTAGGGTTTACAAAAACTGGATAGTTGAAGATTTTGAGCGTCCGGCAGGCACAATTTATCGCTTGGGTGCTGACTGGGGATTTGCTAAAGACCCAACTGCATTAATAAGATGCTCAATTGATGAAAATCGGTTGTATATTGATTATGAGGCGGTGATGGTGGGTTGTGAGATTGTTAACACACCGGATTTGTTTAGACGCATACCAGAATCTGATAAATGGTTTATTACTGCCGATAGTTCACGGCCTGAAACTATTAGTCACATGATGAATAACGGCTTTCCTAAGATTAACCCCAGCGTTAAAGGCAAAGGTTCTGTGGAAGATGGCGTTGAATTTTTAAAGTCATTCGATATTGTTGTCCATTCGCGCTGCAAGGAAACAATCCGCGAGTTAATGACATACAGTTACAAAACCGACCCATTAACAGACCGCATATTACCCGTGTTAGAAGATAAAAATAACCATATCATGGATGCGTTACGTTATGCCTGTGAAGGCATTAGACAAGTACGCGAAAAAAAGAAACCCAAAAAGAATATTTACGCATCATATGGCTCTTGGATGTAAAATATGCTATACACGCTACATAATTTAACCTGAGCATTGAAATGGCAGACGATAATAAAATTTTAGAGCGGGCTTATAAACGATTTAACTTAGCCGCTGATTTGGAAAACGAAGGCCGCATTGAGCGGCTAGAGGACATTAAGTTTGTTCGCTTAGGCCAACAATGGCCTGATAGTGTGAAGCGAGATCGTGAAAGACCAGGTCAAGAGCGCCCAATGCTTACGATTAATCGTCTGTTTCAATTTCGCAATCAAATCATTAACGAAATTCGCCAAAATAGACCAGGCATTAAGATTCGTCCAGTTGATGATAAAGCCGACAAAGAAACAGCGGAAATTATGCAAGGTTTAGTGCGTCATATTCAGGATTCATCAAAAGCTGACATTGCTTATGATACAGCAGCAGAATGGCAAGTTGACACAGGCTTGGGTTATTTCAGAATTATCACCGACTATTGCGAGGATGACAGTTTTAATCAAGATATTGTTATTAAACGTGTTGTTGATCCAAACAAGGTCTATTATGATCCTGAATCAACCGAACCAGATGGTTCAGATGCTCGATGGGCATTTGTTATTGAAGATTGGGCGCTTGATGAATTTAAAACCGAATATCCTGATGTTGATGTAACAGCGTTTAAAGACGGTGTAACAGGAGACCGCCAAGGCTGGTTTGGTAAAGACTTTGTTCGGGTTGCTGAATATTTTGAAATTGAATCTAAACCACGCACATTAGTGCAATTACAAGACGGATCCACAGCTTGGAAAGATGAAATTCCTGAAGAATATCAAGAGCTAATTATTGCTGAACGTAAATCGAACGATAAAAGATGCAAATGGTACAAAATCGGCGGCGACAAAATTCTTGAGCAAACAGAATTACCCACTTCATTTATTCCTGTTATTCCTGTGTTGGGTAATGAAGTATGGGTTGAAGGTAAACGCCATGTTCACGGTTTAACTCGATTTGCTAAAGATCCTGCTCGTCAGTATAACTACATGCAATCGGCTAATACTGAGGTTATGGCATTAGCGCCTAGAGCGCCTTATATTGCCGCTGAAGGTCAATTAGATGGTTACGAGCAAGAATGGGCAATGGCTAATCGTCATAACTTGTCGGTGCTAACTTATAATCCTGTTAGTTTCGGCGGTACTGTCATTGGTGCGCCACAACGCCAGCAGCCAGTTAGCACTAACCCAGGGTTTGAATCAGCAATGATGAGAGCGGTTGATGATATGAAATCGTCAATGGGGATTTTTGATGCATCGTTGGGCAATCGTGAAAGCAATCAATCAGGAAAAGCCATTCTTAGCCAACAACGTCAAGCTAATATTGGTAACTTTCATTTCAGCGACAACTTAAACCGTTCTATTAAGCAAGCTGGTCGTATTATTATTGAAATGATTCCTAAAATTTACGATACGCAACGTGTCATTCGTATTTTGGGCGAAGATGAATCACCAAAACAAGTTAAATTAAACCCTGAACAGCCGCAGCCTAAAATCGAAGTGCCAAACGAAAAAGGTGGAGTTGATACAATCTACAACCTAAACATTGGTAAATATGATTTAGTGGTTGATACTGGGCCAAGCTATGCAACAAAACGCCAAGAGGCGGCAGAAAGCATGATGTCATTGGTACAAGCTGACCCACAAGTTTTGCAAATTGCTGGCGATGTGATTGTTCGCAATATGGATTGGCCAGGCGCTGATGAGATTGCCGACCGCATCAAAGCTATGCTACCGCCTCAAATTCAGCAAGAAATGAAATCTGAGGAAGATGGACAGCCTCAAGTTGACCCACAAGTTCAACAGCAAATGCAACAAATGGCGGATATGGTTGAACATTTGAGTCAAGAACTAAAAGCAGCTCAAGCCAAAGCAGAAAGCGATGAAGATAAACTTGATATTGAACGCTTTAAAGCCCAGACAGACCGCATGAAGGTCATCGCAGAACTTGAACAAAAAGGCGCTTTAACTGATGCACAATTACACCAATTGGCATTAGCTAATTTACAGTCCACGTTAGCGCTGGGCAATACTGGCG